CGAGCCTGTACCCCACGTCTGGGGTTGGTAGCCAAAGCTTCGTCTTCCCGGATAATTGTGGTAGCCAGGGTAAGGGTGGCCGTTGTTGGAATTGTTCCCAACCGGTCTTCCTGGAGTTGTCAAGCCTGGTTCGCGCCCAACCTGTAGCCTGTTCTAGCCACGGCTAGCCCAGGCAGGGTTGTTCGCGGGGCAGTCTTGACCCCTCCGGCCCCTAGTATTGGCTCCACACCATGGTGGGTTTGACGGCTTTTAAAAATACCTGTATCCATTGCCACTCTGCGTGTCAGTGGGGAAAGTGGCGTCAAACGCTGGGTTCATGCCCGAGCGAACGCCACGGGGACGCTGGCCGCGGGTCAGCGGATGTCAAACTAATTAGTTACTACACGTCTACATGTTTAACCTCTTGTTCGTCCCCCCTTCACCCTCCTGCTCTGCAACTGTTGGCACCACGGCAACCTCATCCCTCAGGCCCGTGGTGTCATCTCTCGCCTAGTAGTGGCATGAAGGTCCCGGATGTAAAGAAATGGTCCTAGGGCGTAGTGAACCCAAAGGCCTGGCTGTAGCGCGGCAGCCTCCCCGCTCAGGGGTCCTCGGCATCGCGGGCTTAATCAGAGGCGATGAGCGTGTTAGCTTTTATACCTCGCGGCATCCGTGGGGAGTCCGTCGGTTGGCGCTGACGGAGCTTGCTGGTGGGCCTTGTAGAAGTCCCCAGTGGAGTAGTGAACAGGTACCAAGGTCCTAAGTAGCTCGACCCGTATTTTCTACCTTCTTTCTAATGGCTGCTCCCGCTGCACTCCCGAAGCACGACTGGCTTCAACTAGCCCAATACGACCTACAACCACCGTTACCTGGCGCTTTACCCAAGCACCAACCCGACGCAATAGTTGCGGCTTACCCACCGTTGGCAGATTACGGCGCCATCGCTTTCCCCGGTATGCCTTGTACGCGATCAGTGCTCCTGCTGGCAGCATACCGCGTGTGGGCTCTGGACAACAAGAATATCGACAAGAAATATGAATCCAGAGACCCAACTCCTGTGCTTCATGTGGGCGTCCCACCTATGATGACCATTGCTGAGTTGTACAGACGCCTACAGCGTCAGGGGATCGATAGATTCCCAGTCTACACATACAACGCACAGGATAACCTTTTTACTCTTGATTCTGGCAAAGCGCGCCCGGATCACTACGCCATTGTGCTGGTCCCAGCGGACCCACCGGCATTACTTTTACCACATTTTACCTTTACAACCGTGCTCCCTCCGGAGCCAACTGACCGTGTGTACCCGCCCCAGGGGGCGTTGATTGTATACACGGCCTACCCGCTTGCACCGCAACAGTCACCTACGCCGCTGTACTGGAGGTGCCGATTGAACACGGCTAACGCTGAGGCGTTCACAGCAGCTGGTGCGTTCGCTTGCTCCTGTCCGTGGTATCGTGTCTGTGAGCATGAGACACAATTCACCATTCAGCATCTCGCCTTTGTGAGGCGTGTCACCCTGGCGGCAAATGAGCTCGTCGGTTGTTGGACTGGGCTGAATCCGCACGGTACCTCGGCTCGTGGCCAATTTTTGGCCTCGCTAGACAAGTCCTTTGTGCTTGAAAGGGGTTGTGAGAACTCCGTCCTTATCAAGCACAAGGGCCAAGTGCATAAAGAATCATTCATGTATGGTACATTAGCAATAGAGTACCAGAGGGCGCTTGACACATGGCGAGCCTTCATCGGCGAAACGCCACTAATTACACCAATTTTATCGGTCTGTATTGTTGTGTGGCCATATCGCGTAATGGCCTACCAGTATGCGACCCCACCTGAGGATGTTACCCTCTTCAACTTTGTAAAGTCGGCGATGAGCAATGTGCTGGACTTCCAGAGGGTTCATGACATCCGGCCCAAGTGCCCAGAGATGGGCTGGGGCGTTGTTGACGATCTCGTAGGTTTTGAGTTGCCCAAGGCCCACGAGTTGATGTCACGCCTTGCGGCCAGACCGGAGGTAACTAAAGAGGTTGCTATTGATACGCTGAGGCGTCTAGCCAATGAGGAAGCTTGGGAGAAGACCATCCCACGTGAGGAGGTTCAAGCTTGGCTAAAAAGAGTTACCACGGTCGCTGGTGCGACTCCGCAGCCGGGTGTGGGTGTTGGTTGCTGCTATGGTTGCCGCCAGAAGGCTAAGCTTTACAGATTGCAGTGTAGAGCCTGCAAAGCTCGTGCGCTAGCGGTCGCACCTGAGCGCCTCGTCGGTACGGACACTATAGCCGTACACGTTGGATTCAGGCGATCCTGGTCCACCTTGTTTACCTTCCCAAAGTTCGAGTTCAAAACAGTGGACTACCCTGGAGCGAAGAGCTTCAAAACCAAGATAGTGTCTTGGCTGATAGTTAACCGCAACCAGAAGATTATGAGCTATGAGGCTTTCTGTCGCTGGTATAAGCGTCAGGATATTGTCACCACACCTCGTGCCACACTGTGCGGTCCCATGTTCAACCACTGTGAACCGATAACATACCCTCGTGGCGCGCCAGTTGCCGCAGCCGCCTTTTGCGTCCGTCTTGGCTCTTTGAGCCTTCACGTGCCGAGCCGTCTTGTATATGACTTGGCCTTCCAATTGACGAAGCCGCATATTCTCCGGTTGACCCCCGATTCAACCAGAGCATTTTTGTCTAACTATAGCGCCGCAAAACGCGCCAAGATGGAGGAAGCTTATCGCATGGAATGCGAGGGATGGTTGGATGTCACTGAGCATGTAGAAGCAGTCTATACCCAGTACGGCATATTTGATCAGACCGTCCTGCGTGTGCGCATGGGCGGTTTTACAAAACAGGAAAATGGCTACGACGCCGAATATGATATGGACTACTCTTGGACATTGAAGTCTACAATGAAACCTCGGTTTATATGCTCACCCGAACCAATCATCCTTATGAAACTTGGTCCTTACACCCACAGTCAGACCAAGTGGCTTGCTCACACCTTCCGGTGTACCCATCGTATGTTTTATGCCGGCTGTGCGACTCCCAGCGAGATGAATCGGTGGCTGAATTTTACGCACACTGAGCTCGGAGGGTTTATCACCATTGTTGACGACATCACTGCCATAGACTCAAACCATTCTTTTGAGTCCTTCGAATATCACGAGCGAGTTCGCAATCTCCAGTTCCCCGACCTCCCCAGGCTCATAGAACTGTTGTATTCCGGCGAGATGGTGTTCAAAGTTCGCATTGGCACTTTGATGGCTTACGTTTCTTTCGTCAACGCGAGTGGTGTCAGTGACACTTCTTACAAAAACTCGCTCATTTGTTTGTTCATTCGTGCGATAGCCGTTGCGAGCGCTGTTTACGGTTATAAAAGTTTAATCGCACGCCCTGACGCTGCTGAATGTGTGAATAGAGTGCTGCAGTGCACCTACCAGGCCGCTTCGGGTGATGACGGGATTGTACGCTGCCCCAGGTATATATGTGGGGTAGATATTACTACCACCCAAGCGCTGGAGGAGTACCGTGCCGCGTGGGCTGCTGCTGGTTTCTCCGTGAAGGTTAAGTGCTTGCCAGAGCACCGTTGGCGTATGGGTACGTTTTTGGCTCAGCGGCCCGTTTGGAACGGGTCGGAGTACGAATGGGCCCCTGAGCCGGCGCGCCGCATGCGCAAGATGTTCTGGCAGCTGGATTCCAGCTTGCATCCTTTCTCCTGGGGTCGCGGTGTAGCGACTCAGGTTTTGCAGCAGGGTCGGTGTTGCGTCCCTCTGGCGATCGTTTGTGAATGGTACTTGAGCCGTACCTCAGGACCGGTGGCTGCGCTCGAGGTTGAGCAACATAACCCGATGGCTGGCCACCGTTCCACTGGCTTTATTGACGAGCGCACTCTTTCCGAGTTTTACGTCGACTACAGAGTTGACGCCCACGACGTCCACGTCTTCAAAACTCTGCTCAACAATTCTCCTACTGTCACCATAGACATCAGCTGCCATCTGTTAGACCGGATACTCTGTGAGGAGTCTTAGGTCGCGGTGTAGTGGAGGCTGCAAATGACTGGCCCTGTATGTCTGAGCTCTAACCACGAGCACGCCACCCTTGGTGGCAACGCGCAGGATGCAGTCTCCACGCGCTACTGCCCTCAGAGGCAGGGTGGTGCGTACGCCCAGCTGGTTGTCTGGCACCCACGGGCTCAGAAGGGTGGTGGTGTAGCACGCAGGGCAGGAAACCCGGCCTGACCTGAGGTGATTGAAGCACCACAACCAGACGATGTTTGTGTTACCGTAGGTTCGCGCCATATTCCTTTGGATTGTGGCGCGCTGAGGTGTACTAACCGTAAGTAGCATGCCCAATACCAAGAACCCCAGACCTGGGAATAGCAAGAAACAACGCCGTCAACGTGCTAACCCTGCCATACGCAACGTAGTACGGCCTGCTGCCGTTGTACCTGCCTTGCGGGGTATACGTCCTGGTCGCACTTGGGCCACACAGTACTATTCTGCCTTGGTGAATCCGGCAGACTCTAGACCTGTGCGACTTCCAACCGGTCTTGATCGTGAACCATCCGCTGTACTAGCACTTACCACAACAACTACGTTAGCTAGTAGTAGTACTGCGTCAGCTAATTACCCTTCCTTGCCTGCTGGTTCAACTTTTGTCGCGGTATTCAAGCAGCCCACTCGGGCGTTTGTCAAACCTGTGCTTCAGTCACCAGCCTACTCACTGGCCTGTGTATGTGTGCAGGGGCCCATGCGCGCCACCGGTGCTGGAACCCTTGTAACTGATTATCCTGGCGAGCGTGTCGCTGTGGGACAGCAGTTCGTCACCTATTCGTCCACTGTCGCCAACGCTCTGGTCATCGTCGGCAAGAGTTTAAACTTTGCTTACGCTTATGCCGCAACAGGTACCTCTCCACACAATGGTGGTGGCTACCTGTATCCCGGAGTTGCCGACGGCAAACGATTCATCTGGATGGACGCTGGCGACATCTTGGGCCTAACCCTCACAATTGATGCCTATGCGGGGACTGGAGCGACTCTCCAAGATGTGAAGTACATTATCGAGCGTGTTGGTGGCTTCGAAGCGCCGATCGAAGAGGTGACGGAGCTCGTTAGCACAAGTGGAACCAATAATTGGGTTGTCGTCAAAGGTGATTATTATGCTGTGACTTTAGTCCAGTACACCACCACCTCCGCTTATTTGGGCCATTCGGTTTTGTTGAAGGCGGTCATTACCCACAATGCAGGCGACACAACCTACGCCCACTACACCATGCCTGAGGTAGAGTCTTCTGCCCAGCCCTTCCTCTCTTGTCGCACTACTGCTTGTTCCGCGTTGATGACCAACGTCGACGCGACTATCAAGAGGGAGGGTACAGTGTATGCGGGGCGTATGGGTCCGGGTAACACCTTTTCAACGGCTACTATAGCTGATGTACAGTCCATAAATAAAGAGGTTAGGTATAGTGGTAAGGCCGAGTTGGGTGCTTATGGTTGGCTGCCCCTAGATGAGTACGGTAGGACTTACCACTCCTACCGAGTTATGGGTAGTGCTAAAGACGGCTACCCAGACCTCGGTGGAGCATTTAACCTCAGATCTCAGCGCGATTGGTTGTATTACTGGTTTGTTGATACTGACCCTAGCACACAGACCAACTTTATGCTTAGGTTTGATTACCATATAGAGTTTAAAAGTACTAGCCAGTTGTTCTTACGGGACGTTACAAGCGCACGCGCGGCTGATGCAGAGGATGCCGTGATGCTCGCGTCACGTCTTCACCCCGTGATGGAGAACCCACTCCATTTAGCAGACATTAAAGGGTTGCTAAACAGTGGCAAGCAGTTTGCCCATAGGAACAAACACACAATTGCAACAGCGTTGTCCCTTCTCTTCCCTCAGTATGCTGGGGTTTTCAGGGCCATTGAGTCTCAGCTTTAAGTATATACTTTAAAGGTACTGATGACGGGATGGTTTCCCAGAAACCTCAGAAGGTGCCATAGGAATCTCTTAAACTAGGAAAACCCCTTTCCCTCCCAGTCCTGTTACTATATGTACCAGGCGAGTACACCAGTTAGCTGGTGCTCAAAAACAGCCCCCGTAGGCTCCAAGTGCCGTTGTTTTGTCTTCGGCCCGCTACAGGTTCATATAGAAACCTGGCGAAAAACAGCATGTGTAACTGTTGTGTAGTCCCACAGGCCCCGTGTTGAGGAATCCACTGGCCTGGTTCCGCCGTCGTGCTCGGGACGAGCAATCGCGACGGTAAGCCCTTTACCGGGCTCGGCATTTCTAGTGTTCCGGTGGCTAGAATGCTCAGACGTTTACTCCCATTTTCACACGCCG